TTTATCTGTTATAGATCAATATTCCAAGACCCTACATTTAAAAACTTATTACAAGCTAGTTGTTGGATATATATGATTAGTTCAGCATCACACCAAGATAAGACTCTGCGTTTTTTAGAAAATCAGATATTTGTTAAAAGAGGAGAAATGATAATGCCTTTACGAATTACTGCTAAAAGATTTGCTATGAGTTATAGTGAAATGAGAACTTTTATACTACGGCTTGTGCGTAGGAAGATGATTAGCACAAGAGTCCACCACCTTTCTCCTACCTCTAACCACCCTAGCCGAAAAGTAACGATAATAAACCTTATAAACTATGACAAATATCAGTATGTGGAAACCGAGCAACCACCTCTCAACCACCTATCGCAACAAGTACTAAATAACAATACTAATAAACAAATACTAAATACTAGGTCTAGCAAGGAAGAATATAAGAAAATAGGAGAATGGGGAGAATATACCATTATCTTGAAAGACTCTAAAAAATATCTAAAACATAAATGGAAAGATGAGCCTCTGAAAGAATACCAATGATTGCGATATTAAGGATATTTAAGTATGTTAGAAAAAGATTGATTAATCTCTCTATTGAAAATAAAAGGTTAAAGATGCAACTTGAATTTTACAAAGCTATAGTAGAAAGCGATATAAGTAAGAAGCATTAAATGGTCAGAAAAAAGTCAAAATTTAGACATATTTCAATAGGGAAAAATAAATATTATTTTTATACTATCTTATGGATTGATCCATGTGGAGATTCTGGCCATGCAAACGAAAAAGAATTTTTATCCATGACTCCAGCTTTAATGACAACTAATGCTTATGTTTTTAAAAAAGATAAAAAATACTTATGGACATTTGCTAGTTATGATGACGAAACCTTTAGTGATAGAAACTGCTTTCCAATTGGTTGCATAAAAGAGATGAAAAAGATAGAAATATGATACCTTTTCCAAAAAAAAAATATAATATTATTTATAGTGACCCAGCTTGGTATTTTAAAACATATTCTAATAAAGGCAAAAAACGATCTGCTATACAGCATTATAATTGTATGTCTATTAACGATATTTGTAATTTACCACTTGGGGATATTTCTGCTGATGATTGTGTTTTATTTATTTGGGTTATTGACCCAATGTTACCAGAGGCTTTTAAAGTTATTGAGTCTTGGGGATTCAAATACAAAACAGTAGCTTTTACATGGGTTAAGAAAAACAAAAAATCTGATAACTATTTTACAGGCATGGGATACTATACAAGATCAAACCCAGAGATGTGTCTATTAGCAACTAAAGGTAAACCAAAAAGATTATCCAAATCTGTAAGACAATTAATTGTAAGCCGAATAGAACAACATAGTAAGAAACCAAATGAGATTAGAACTAGAATAACAGAACTATGTGGAGATTTACCTAGAATAGAATTGTTTGCTAGACAAAAAGCAGAGGGTTGGGATTCATGGGGAAATGAGGTATAAATTAACATTATGAAAAACGACATAAATAAGGCAAAAGACACAATTAAGACAAAATCTATAGGCAGACCCAAAAAAGAACTAGATAAAGATGTTATTGCAAAACTTAGTCAGATAGGCTGTACCCAAGAAGAAATAGGCTCATGTGTTGGAATATCAGCAAGAACATTACAAAGACGATATGCCGATTTAGTAGCAGAGAATAAAAATATTGGGAGAGCAAGTTTAAGAAAGAAACTTTGGGAGAAAGCACTTAAAGGTAATGATAAACTTCTCATCTGGTTATCTAAACAAGAATTAAATATGCGAGATAAAATAGAAACTCAAAACATAGTTGAACCACTACCATTAATAATTGATGCTAAAGCAGAAGATGTAAATGGCTAAAAAAAAAGGTAATCTATTTGGTGCAACAGTTGAATATACTAAAACAAATAAAGGAACTTCTATTGGTAGAAAGCCAATAACAAGTACAATGAATAAAAACAAACGAAGACAACGAGGGAAAGGAAAAGATCGTGGACAGGGAAAATGAAATAGGAGAAAATACATTTTTAAAATTAAGACAACAAAGAGATCAAGCTAGATCAGAATGTGATCAAGCAAGGATTCAAAGAGATGTAGCTTTAAGAAAATTAAACAAAGCATTAGAAATTGTTAAGAGTTTAAATAAATTAATTAAATCATAATGGATTTAATACTTCTTAATGATAATTTATATAGCCTAGTTTCTGTTACAAAAGAAATGATGCAAGGTATAGAAATTATGGAAGAAATAGATTGCTTTGATCTATGTGATATTCTTAGATTACATCTTACTACATATTATGAGCCACCTTATAATGTTCATGTAATGAATAATGGTAGTGGAGATTTTTATGGGTGTATTTGTAAATGATTTATGATATTTACAATATATGGCTAAATATAAAGGTAGATCAGTAAAACTCAATAAACCATCTCGTGGAGATGTTAAGAAATTTAAAGTATTTGTAAAAGACAGAAGTACAGGCAGAGTTAAGAAAGTTAATTTTGGCTCAAAGACTATGAGTATAAAGAAGAATATACCAGCTAGACAAAGAAGTTTCTTTGCTAGATTTAAACCTATACTTGCTAAAGTAAAAGGACAAAAGAATTTATCTCCAGCTTATTGGGCAATTCAATCGTGGAAAAAAGGATTTAGAATATAATGGATAAGTTTTTTTACACAGTATTTGGTGCAATAGATAATGCTGTATTATGGGTAACAACTTTGTTTGATGCTAGATGTAAATGTAAAAAGAAGAACAAGAAATGAATTTAGAAATATTAAAAAAAAATATAGTTATAGTGCCTGTGATTATAGCGATCTTATCAGGAACTGTTGCATCTGTAAGATATGTTTTAAATCTAACAAATACAATAAATGCAAGTAAGCAAGAACTAGTTGATCTAAAAAGAGATTTGAGTGTAGAACGAGATAGAATAAATAAAGCACAAGGAGATATATCTAACATTAATGGCACTATAAATATGAGTAGAGAAATTATAGAAATGTTAGGTTCACAATTAAACGAGTTAAGCTGGGACGTAAAAGACCTATCTAGGTAATTATGAGGTATGACAATGAATTATTATTTTACAGGAATATTGATTATACTTATGGTGTTGTTAGCTTTATTTGTACGACCAGCAGAAGCTAGAAACGAATATCTTAATAATGGTACTAATACTTGTAGATATGGCGATATTGATTTAAGTATTTCTAAACGAGAAAGCGATCACGATTATAGAACTTACGACACTAGCGATTATGATAATAATAGCCAAGAATTGAGATTAAGTTTTAGAAAATACTTAGGTATATCTAAAAAACATTGTGATAGACAGAATGAAGTACAAACAGAAAACGAAATATTAAAACAACAAATTGAACTTTATAAGGTTTGTAAGAGTATTAATTCAAAACAAGATTTAGAACAGTTCAAAGAATTAATAGCTTATTGCTCTGGTATCAAAAAAATTGATAGAACAGATAGAAATAATCCTTATAAAGATATATTAAAGAAGCTAGACAAATATGAAAATTAATAACGAAACATCAGTTAAAACAGATATTAAAACCATAGGTGGTGTAGTTATAGCAGTAGCAATAAGTGTTTATAGTTATTTTACAGTTATAGAAAGAATATCAAACCTAGAATTACAAGATAAATTACAATCTGCTGACCTATTAAAAAAAGCAGAACAAGAACCAAAGAATTTAGAAATGTTTATGTTAATAGAACATTTGGCTACTCAAATAGAATCTATTGAAAAAGAAATTGAAGCATCAAGATATAACAAAGTTAATATAGATCATTTAAAAGAACAAGTAGATGTAATAAATAAACAAATAGAAAAACTAAGAAATGGTAATCACTAATGGAAGTTGTGGTTGCATTACTTATGATTGTTAATAATGAAATTAAAGAAGCTAGAATACAATCTTCTATTTCAGAATGTCTTAAAGGTAAAAGAATAGCAATGCGTCAAATTAAAGTTAATTCAAATGTAATTTATTCTTGTGTTCGCACAAAAGCAGAATTAGAAGATAATATAGATGGTAGCAAATCAATTAAAAAATTAATATTAGAATGAATTTTATTTTAACAATAATAATGTGTGCTGTTGTAGATGGTAAAACAACTTGTTTACAACCTTATCAATTTGAAAAACAATATAATGATGCTTACGAATGTATGCTTGATGGTTATACAGAGTCATATAATAAGATTATTGAATTAGGTAGAAATAATGTTAATGAATATAATATCTACATAAAATTTGGTTGTAATGAAAATAACTCTAACAAAACCCCAACTTAAAGTAAGTCAATCACAAGCTAGATTCAGAGTATTAATATCAGGTCGTAGATTTGGTAAAACTTATTTAGCTGTTACAGAGATGATGAAATACGCATCTCAACCTAATCGTAAAATTTGGTATATAGCACCTACATTTAAGATGGCTAAAGAGATTGTATGGGGTACTCTTAAAGAAATGCTTAATCAGTTTAATTGGATTGAGGATATTAACGAAACTACAATGACTATAACTATAAGAAAAACAAATAGTCAAATATCATTAAAGGGGGCTGATGCTTATGATTCACTCCGTGGAACAGGCTTAGACTTTTTAATTTTAGACGAATTTTCTGACATAGATAAAAGAACTTGGTTTGAAGTATTAAGAGCATCTATATCAGATAGATTGGGTCATGTCTTAATGTGTGGAACTCCTAAAGGTTATGGTAATTGGAGTTATGAAATGTATTTAAAAGGAAAACAAGATGATGATTGGGAGTCTTTTCAATATACAACTATTCAAGGTGGTATGGTTACACCAGAAGAAATAGAACAAGCTAAACAAGATATTGATATTAGAACTTTTAGACAGGAGTTTGAGGGTACTTTTGAGAACTATGCTGGTTCAGTTTACTATAACTTCCACCCTGTAGATAATGTTGTTAAACGACAGATAGATTGGGAAAAGCCTTTACATATAGGAATGGACTTTAACGTAGACCCAATGAGTGCTTGTGTAGGG